ACTCGTAGCGAGTGTGGAAACGGAAGCAGAGGAAACAGAAACGACAGCATAAGCGTCAGCGGAGGCAGAGGGAACAGCAGAGGAGTTCATTCTTATACAATACGGCAACAAGATATTTCCTAAACTTGAACGATATAAATAATCAACTAAATTATCGCTATATATCCTGCAAAACCACTAATTTCCATGCTCCAAAAATCAAAAATCAACTCCTTACCATTTATAGTAACAAAATTATTAACAAACATAATAATTTTATTTTATCGTCTTAGCATCGCATATCCGCACCATAAACTTTTAAAGGCAAATAAGTTATGGTCTCATCGTCATAAGGAGGTTTTAGATTTACCAGTTAAAAGACCATTTACCGAGCGGAAGCATTCATCAACTAAATAAGTTATGGTCTCATCGTCACAAGCACATTTTAGATTTACCAGTTAAAACCTTCCCCTGAGTTAATTTTCGCTTTAACATATACTAAGTCACCTTCTCTGCATCTAACAACACTAACACTACCACCTTTGTCATGTATATAACGAGTATCAGCCTCATAAAGAAAATATCTTTTCATTCTATCTTCTAAAACACAATAGATATACTTGTAATCTATGTTATCGTTTTCTTCTATTTCATATGCGAGTTCCATTATTATAATAATAACGAATATTATAATAATTTCAAAATATTTTATTAAACTTTCATAAACTTATGTTGTTATTTTCAAAAAAGGATACATTCCATTTTCAGGTTGGTTTTCTAACTCATAGTTATATATATCCAAACTTAATTCACCAACAGACTTTCTTTTACCATTAGGTTTTAGAACACTAATTCCATATTTCTTAGCATAATACTTAATACCTTTATATTTATCACTTTTAGCAACCATTATATTATAATAAGATAAAATATTTTCTAAATATAAAATATAATGCCTATACCAGCAAACCCTGAACTATATGAAAAGGTAAAAAAGAAAATCATGAAAAGTTATAAAAAGAATTCTGCTTTTGCTTCAGGAGCAATAGTAAAAGAATATAAACAAAGAGGAGGTAGATATATTGACGATGGTAAAGAACGAAATCTTGAAAGATGGTTTGAAGAAAACTGGATTGATGTAAATCCATTATTAGGTATAACAGATGATGAAGCATATCCTGTATTTAGACCTACAATAAAAGTAAATGAACGAACTCCTACATTAGCACAAGAAATACCGATTGATAGACTTAAACAACAATTTAAACTTAAACAGAAAATAAAAGGTGACAAAAACCTTCCTGACTTCTTACCTGAAAAAGAGATAAAAGGTGGTATGGTAGTAAAGACAAATCCTTTCGGTTTTAATAATTTTTAATCATTTTACCATAATACATGAATAGATAAATTATTAGGACTATATTTATTATCCTTCCAATCACCTTTCATATTAGTCGCACGATTTAAATATCTCTGTCTTCTTTCCTTATCATTATGCTTTGTAAAATCTTCATACCCCATTTGACCGAATGAAACCCACTTATTATTAATAGGGTCATATACATCATATTTTTTATCTTTCTTAGCAGACACAAATAACTCTACATCTTTTCCTAACCACTTTTCAGCCATCGCTTGTGCTTTCGCAGGATTAGACCATTTCTGTAATTCTTCTATCTTATTATTCATATAAATAACATAGAAAATTTATTTATTTTCTTTTTCTTCAGTTACACCTAATTCTAAATCTTCTTTTACTTCGCTTTCAATATCTCTAATAATTTTTATACAACAAAAAGAACATTCTTTACATTTTGATTTATATGCCATAGATGCTAACTTAATAACCATTCCACTTGCAGTAGTAATAAACGCTATCCAAAATACTTCACTTAACATACTATAATATATTATTAGATTATTTTAATTGTAATTCAAAACTATCAAAATCTACATTTTTACTGGTAGCCCCAGAAATACACGATACACCGCCACCTAAGTAAAACTGAGTTCCAGTTGCTACACCACTTCCAGTAATGGTTTCGCTATCATTTGTATCAAGTCTTGTCAATGTAGCACTAAAACTGCCACTATCATTTGTATTTGTTATTCTAATTTTCAACCAAACACCTACATTCTGAGTAGCAAGAGTTCCAGTAAAAGAACCAACACTTACACTATTCGCAAGTATATTCCAAACCCCAGTAGGAGCAATATTATTAGAATACATTAGAGTAACAGCAGTAGTGTTTAAACCAGTTTTACTATTTAAAAGTCCAACAGATAAAGTAGTGTTAGTTGATGAGCCAGTAGCCCAACCTCTGAATACCACCTCACAATAATCAACATTAGCCCAAAGAAGGGGAGCAGTCATCGTCCAAGTAGTATTGGTGTTTGAAGAAGGTGTAGCAATCTTTACAATTCCGTAATGACCCGCTTCCGCATTAACCATTGTAGCACTTCCAGTTCCAGTTCCATCTCTTTCAAAACAAAGTAATCCACTTCCATTTGTTTCTCGCCAACATTCATCGTAAAAATAAAGATTTCCAACCTTACTATCAACGTAAGTCTTATTAACGAGTTGGTCGCCCGTTGTAGGAACTACAGAACATTCAGGTAAATTATTAAATGTAGTAATTCCACTTGTAACAATATCAAGATTTCCTGTTAAAACACTTAATGATGCAGTATTTCCACTTCCATCATCTATTAAAAGTGTATTATTAATTGCTAATGTATCAGCATTTGGAGGTAACTCAACTGCCTCAAATGCTTGTTGAACTAATGCTAATCTACTTAATGCTGTATTATATGTATCAACACCATTAGTCCATTCTACACCATTAGGCGTAATATCAAATTGTTTTGGAGTTCCTCCTAAATCGTATTCTAAAACTATTCCTTTTTTAGTTCCGTCCATTTTAAATGTAATAGATTGAGTTTCATCTTCACTAACAAGTTTAAGTCCTTGCGTATCAATTTTTGATGGTTCAATACCGCTCATTTTATATAATATAATTAGATAAAATAATTTTGTTTTATTTTGAAATTACTTTATTTTTATCGCTTACCTTCAGTTTAAGCACTAAATGTATAAATCTGCCATGACCTACTTGCATTAACCATAGCACTTGCATCAAGACATCTAAAACTACATTCATAACTATATGAATTATCAGGTATAGGGAAATATAGATTAACATAATTTTGTGCTGGAACTAACCAACCATTAGCACCACTTACACCTGAAAAGTTTTGTTGATAAGTCCAATACCAACGCCCATTAGGAGCATATGTAGCATCAGTATAACTATAATTACCATTTCCATTTATTTTATTGTTTAAATTCCATATATCGTCAGGTGTAGCACCATTCCATAATCTGTTAGGATAAAGTTGTAAATAACAATATGTTTGACCCCAATTTGAACCATTCCAAAATGTAAAATTAACTTCAAATAGAGAAGCAATAGAACCAGTAGGAACACTTTGCGTCCAACTATCCATTCTAATAGCAGTTCCAGCACAAAATGTGCTACCTAAAGAAGTAATAGTTCTTCCACCTGTTCCAGTAAAACCAATATAAGAACCAGTATTCCATGCGTTAGTAATACCAGCAGTTGGATTATTTGAACTTGGATTTGTAGGAGTAATTGTAACAGAATTAGGAGTTAAATTAGCAGGTATAACAGATGTCCCATTACTAATAGCAGTAATTTTACCATTACTATCAATTGTGATATTTGCTTCTGTATAAGAACCTGCCAACGCTCCTGCTCCTGTAAATGCAGAGTTTTGAACTCTACCATCAGGAAAGGAAATAGAAGGATTTACAGATACACCATTTCTATTTACTAATAATGGGGTTGTAAATGTTGTATTTCCAGCATCATTATAAAATTGAAAATATGAATTTGATGCATTTGCGTATGGTGCTAAATTTCTAAAATACAAATCGTATCCACTATATCTACAATTTACCTGCGAAGCAGTTGAAGTATCTGTTAGAGCAAGAACTTCACTATTAATAGTAGTTGTTCCATAGAAATTTGTTGCTCCCATAGTATTAGATAATGTTCTCGTTCCATTTTGAATTATAACACTATCGTCTGTCATGGTTATATCAGCATTAAGTAGATTTAAAGAAGCAAATCCACCAAGATTTATAGGACATTCAACATTTAAATTACCTTGTCCGCCAGTTCCTAAATTCAACTGACTTTTATATGTTGTTACTTGAGGAGTATTATTTGATGTAGATGATGAACCAATATTTATATTTTGATTAAATTGTGCTACACCATTTACATTTATTGCTTTTAATGTTTCTGTTCCTTGTGCTATTGGGTATCGTAAATATCTTTTATCCGCTTCACTTTGTGTTAGAACTATATCAGTATCAAAATAAGCAGGATTAAAAATCGTAAGAGGTTCTATGTTTGATGGAGGAGTATAAGTCGCCATTTAGTATATAATACAATAAGAAAATTTTTTGAAATTTAAAATATTTTATATTTATATAATATATGCCTCCTAAAAAGCAAAAACAAGCAGAATTAATCAATTGGTATGAAGTTATACCAAAAAAGTTTTTGTTATCACAACATAACCCAAACTATGATATTCATAAAATCAAAATTCCTTTCCGCATGTTAATTGTAGGAAGTTCAGGAGCAGGTAAAACTCAAACCTTGCTAAATATAATTCATAATTTTAACAACACATTTAATAATATAGTAATAATCACAAAGAATAAAGATGAACCACTTTATAACTATTTAGAAGACAAACTTAAAGATGGTGTTGATATAAGAGAAGGTATTAATAATGCTCCTAATCTTGATGACTTTGATAAAGAAGACCAAACACTTATAGTTATGGACGATTTAGTGTTAGAAAAGAACCAAGCAGGTTTAGAGCAATACTTTATTCGTGCAAGAAAATTAAATTGTAGTCTAATTTACATCTCACAATCGTATTACAGAGTTCCAAGAATAATTAGACAGAACTTAAACTATTTAGTAATAAAACAATTGTCTTCACTAAGAGATTTACATCGTATCATGAGTGAGTATTCATTAGGCGTAGATAGAGATGAATTAACTGCTATGTATAAAGATGCTACAACAGATAAAAAAGATTTTCTTTTAGTAGATATGGACGCAGATATGAAAGATAGATTTAGAAAGAATTTTAACGATATATACGATTTAGAAAATTGAAATTAAATGAATTTCTATAAAATATTATGTTATTATATAATATATTATGTTCCCCTTTGGAAAAGCAAGGTCAAAAGCAGAACTTCAACAATTGAAGAACGATTACATGGCTAATTTACAAGTTGAGATTGAGAACGCTAATGTTCTTGAAGCAAGAAAGAGAAAACCTGATGAAGCACCTCCTGTTCCACCTCAATACAAAACGGAAGCAGAATTGAGAGCAGATATTCAGGCAATTGATAATGAACTTATACAGACTATCATGAATGATATAGGTTATGGTTATTCTAAAGCAGTAGAAGTAATACAAAGATTTTCTCCTGATGACAAAACAAAGTTATTAGCACTTTACCCACAATTTAAAGCAACATTAGCAAAAGATGCTACAAAATCAAGACTTATGTTACTTGACCCATCATTTATCTACTTGAAGATGCAACAATTTTTGAATTTTACAAATAAGTCATTAGGTTCTACTGCGTCTGTTGGTGTTCCACAAACAATTGAAGAATTAGAAAATTTAATGCCTACAGACGAAAATATAATTAAACTATCAACATTTATTAGAAACCCTACTATATCAAGCAGAATTAATAAGAAAGATTTAAGTCTAATTTTAAGTTGGTTAGAGGCTTATGTTAAAGCATATCCTACTTTCCAACAGGTTCAAGAATTTAAGACATCTAAACTTAACAATAATTCAAGAACAGCATTATCACAGCGTTTAGGTGAATTAATAATTAATTTCGGTATGATTGATAGAAACGATATTGATGATTTAATGAGGGAAATCCCACAAATGATAAAAGATGGAGAAGATGAAAATATAGGTCAATATGTTTTAGATAAACTTGGAGGTAATGCTGATTTACAAAAACTTAAATATTTTGAAGAATTATGGAAAACGGCTCTTACTTCATCTGGAGGTGAATTTCTACCACCATCAAAAGATATGATTGAATTTGATATAAACGCATTAACACCATCTACGGACGAGCAAGTTGGAAAAATATCCATGAGGTTACAAGAAGTAGCGGAAAGAGGTTCGGTTCAAGAAAGAGGAGGAGAAATATATCAAAGGCTTCGTAGAAGAGTTGATAGAGAAACAGGAATGTTAATTGATAGAAACGCAAGAAATATATATGATTTAGCAGATATTGCTGGAGACGAACAAACAAGTCAATTCGCAGATGATTTAAATTCAGTCCAAAGTGAAATGCCTGATATAGCGATGCCGATACAAAAACTTACACAAGAGGCTTTAGCAAGACACCAATTTAGAGATGTTAATGAAGTAAATGACAGAAGTGAGGCAAGTGGAATAGTTAGTGAGATAATTAGTGGTGTTGAAAAAATACTTGAAGATAAAGGAACATCTATAAATGCTGTTGAAGACACAGAATATGAAAATGTTTTAGATGTCCCATTTCAACAACAAGGAAATATACAAATGACAATCCAAGAACCTGAAGGAGAAAGTATTGGTGACATTATTGAAGAAACAGCGTCTAATGTATTAGAATATCCAAATAAAGAAAAATACATACGACAAGGTATAGACAGAATGAGGAGAACAATTAAAAAAGTTAAAGTTATTGATTTCCGTAGTTTTGTTGATGAAGTTAATGCGTCTTTTTCTAATATTGGTGTTAATTTTTCATTACCATTACAAAGTAAATACACTAAGAAAGAAATCAGTCAAATTACAGAAATGTTAGCAGATGGTATAAGAAGAGTTGCTGATACTATTGAATACGACCCTGAAGAAGAACCAATTTTCGCTGGTAGAGAAGTTGAAGGTAAAGATTTAGTTGGATTTGGTATGAAGAAAGGAACAGGTAAATCAATTGGAAGAGGAATGAAGAAACAAGGGCAGAAATCAAGAGAAGATGAAAGACTTGCTATGGAGGTTAAAGGACTTAAAAATAGAATATCTGTTAAAAAGTTAATAGGTAGAGGTATTGAAGTCCAACAGCAACCAACATATAAACAATTTGGTAAGTATGTGATGCATTATCCTCATCTCATGAATAATGTTTTTAATGTTAAGTATCCAAGTTTAGGTTCTATTCCAGCAATCAAACCAAAAACCATTAGTGACGAATATAAAGAATTTGTTATAGATGTGTTTGAAACAGGAAAGGTAAATGAAAGACTATTTAATAATCTTGATGAAGAAGAAAGAACTCATTTTCATAGAGTATGTAAAGGTGCTGGTTTATTAGAAATGTTTAAATTAAAGAAAGGCGAAACAGATGAAGAAAGGGAAGATTTAGAAAGATTTAACCTTTTAAAGGGTTCATATGTTGCTGGTAATAATAGCGAAAGTGTAATTAGAGAACTAAGAGGATTAATAACAAAATTTATACACGAAGGTCGTATAACAAAAAATGAAGGATTATCTATGTTGATGGAAATAAAATAATCCTACTTTTAGAAATAAAATAAAGTTTAGCAAATTTTTATATTATCTTATATTATATAATATGAAGACACTTATTTTAAACTCTTCTAATGTGGTTTCAGGGTCAAACAACACTATATTCCAATATACCTTTCCAAATGGAGGTTTTAACTTTAAAGATGATTTTCTCGCAGTTCAAGAAATCGCACTCTATTTTAGTGCTTTCAATATTACAATTAGTTATGCGAATAATTCATTCTCGTATATTTGGGTTGATGGGACAACACATGCTGTTACTATTCCTGATGGTTATTATTCTATTAAGACGCTTAATGAGTATTTACAATATGTCATGATACAAAACAAACACTATCTAATTGATGGTGCTGGTGATTATGTTTATCTATTAGAGATGATAATTAATGAACCTCAATATGCAGTTCAACTTAATGAATACCTAATTGATACTGCTATTGCTACTACTAATAGTTGGACTTTACCAGCAGGTGCTACTTGGGTTCTTCCCACTAATCCTATATTACCTTATTTCGTAATACCTAATACTAATTTTAAAGATGTAATTGGATTTAGTGCAGGACAATACCCAGCAGGAACAATTACAGGAGTTCCTCCAGCACAAGTTCAAACACCATCATTTGCTATTAGTCAATCACAATTATCATCTACTGCACCTCAAGTAACTCCATATAGTTCATTCTTAGTTTATTGTAGTTTAGTAAATAATAAAGCAGTTATACCAAGTCAATTGATATTTTCTTTTACTCCAAGTGATGTAGTATTTGGAGGATTAAGTTCATATCAAGTAAGCGAATTAGCATGGAATAAGATTGAGGACGGACAATATAACTCATTTACAATAGAATTTAGAGACCAACTTGGAAGACAAGTAAAATTCCAAGACCCAAATACTTTGATTACTTTAGTTACAAAAAATAAATATGAAACATTTTAAAATAAAATATTTAGGATATATATAATGCGTGTTATACTTCCAATTGCATCTATGCATAACTCTAATGTTATGAGGACTGGTGGTGCTGTTTTAATGATGAAAGACAGAACAACCACTATGGGAAAAGGATTAACAAAAGAATTCTATGAAAAAACTGATGTTAAACACCCCTATCAAACATTTAGCGAAAAAGCAAATAAGAAAAATATGCTTGAAAGTGTTAAGATAAAGTCATCAAGACCGAAAAAGTATATTTCTTTTAATGTGTAATCATTTTTATAAAAAATTTATGTTTAGCGAATTTTTTATCTAAACATAAAATATAATATGGCTGATAATTTAGTCTTTGAAGAAAGCGTCCAATCCGTGATGGATACTCAAGATTTCATATCCAAGAAATGGGTATATGTTAATGACAACAACAACGGCAATTATTCCTCTCAAGTAGTGATTGATAGCACTCCTCTTTCTAATGCTGGTGCATGGGTTAATTGGAGTGAAGCGTATATCATGATGCCTTTACTCGTCCAACTTACTTCTGCTACTGCTGGTAATATTACGGCTGATAGTATTAATCCTCTTCATACTTGGGCTTTCAAGAATGGTTTTTGGAATATGATTAACTCTATGACTATTGAATTCAATAACCAAAATGTGGTTCAACAAACTCCTTTTACTAATGTTTTCCGCTCTTTCAAGGCTATGACTTCATTTAGTAAAGATGATGTTAAAAATCATGGTTCTTCTATTGGATTTGCTCCTGATAATGCTGGTTCTTGGAGTTATGATTTAGATAGTGGTGCTACTGCTGGAACTACTCCTAATGGTCGTGGCTTGACTAATAATAGAAACGCACCTACATTAACATCTAAAACTGCTGTTTCAGGAGTTGGTATTGATACTATCGCAAGTGAAATTTATTCTTACGGATTTTCACCAGCATCAGGTTTAGTTGCAACTGGAACTACAAGTGCAGGTGGAGCATCAAATCCTTCATCAAATCCTTGGTGTCAATATTCTTATAATGATGGAATGTTGTTAAGACAAGAATGGGTTGGTTATTTACCATCTTCAACTTCTCAAGGAACAATTAATTCTGCTTCTACTTGTGATGCTGTTTATAGAAGTTATGCTAAAGTTGCTACAGGTTGTGCTTCTTGGTTTGTTTATGCTAAATTAAGACTTAAGGATTTACACGATTACTTTGAGAAGATGCCTTTGCTTAAAGGTTCTACTATTCGTTTTTACATCAATACTAACCAAACTATTGCTTCTTTCTCCGTAGCAAGTAAATCAACTACTGATAGTGTTATTACTGGTGGAAATCTTTTACTCACATCTGCTCCTTCTATTAATGGTGGTTTAACTTGTCCTTTTACTATTGCTTCTAATGATGTGGGTGAAGGTTGTTCTGCTCTTACTGCTGATACTTATCAACTCTCAGTTTCAATTTATCAAAATCAATTTACTCAGGCTAATGCTGAGGCTGTTAAGACTAAACTTTCATCTTGTAGATTGTATGCTCCTATTTACAAATTTACTCCTTTGAAAGAACAGCAATACTTGTCTCTTGTTCCAAGCAAGAAGATTAGATATAATGACATTTTCCAATATCAATTTAACGATGTTGGAGCAAATAGTCCTTTTAACTTCTTAGTAAGTAACGGAATTGCGAATATTAAGAGTGTTTTAGTTGTTCCTTTTGTTTCTAAGAGTGCCAACCTTTGTATTGGAACTGGAACTACATCTGCTTCAGGTCTTGCTACTTATGTTTCTCCTTTTACAACTTCAGGCGCTACTCCTGACCCAATTACTCTCACCAACTTTAACATTCTTGTTTCAGGTGTAAATCTCTTCTTGAATAACGAAATGTATGATTATGAAGCATTCTGTCAAGAACTCGCTCAGTCTAATCAACTTAACGGAGGTCTCACTACTGGTCTTTCATCAGGTCTTATTTCTCAGGAAGACTTCAGTCGTGGTATGAGATACTATTATGGTAACTGCTCTCGTATCCTTCCTGCTGAGGCTGGTGTTTCTCGTTCGGTTCAAATTGTTGGAACTAATGCTTCTCAAGTTGCTTGTGACCTTATGGTTTTCGTTGAGTTTGAGCGTGAGATTACAATTGACATGACTACTGGTGCTAAGATTGCTTAAACTAAACCTCAACTCGTTTAATTCGTTTTTAGAGTAAAATAAAAGTAAATTTAGAAATATTTTAAAGTAAATTTATTACTATGTATAATTCAATATAGTAATAAAAAATGTATAATTTTACATAAATATTTAGCGTAAATAAAAATGTTGAGATATAATATAAAGATGTATGTCCCTCATCAAATACACTTAACGCCTACTCAGGCTACTAAACTTATGAGCGGTGGAGCAATCAATATTCCTATTCACCAAATGGGAAGTGATAAAGGTAGTGAAGTTATTTTACTAAAAGCCCCTAATGCTAAGAAATTATTATCAGGATTTAAGAAAAGTAAAGGAGTTAGAATTATGCTTTCTCCTGATGAAATTGAAGCAACTATGATGAAAGGTTCAGGTGTCAATATTGGAAAGGCATTTAAGAAACTTGGAAAGGATATTAAGAAAGGTGCAACAAAAGCAATTAGCGAAGTTGATAAGGCTGTTCTTAAACCTGTTGCTAAAGGATTTCAAAAAGAAATTGTTGATAGCGGTGTTGGTAAGAAAATTGCTAAGGAACTAATTGATGTTGGAACACAAGTTGTTCTTCCTACTGCTTTAACAGGATTATCTATGTTAGCAGGTGACCCTACTGGATTGTCAGGTGCTATGGTTGGAAATGTTGCTGGTCGTCAATTAGATACACTTGCTGAAAAACATGGTTACGGAATTACAAGTCAAGCAGACGCAAGAAAGAAGTATATGGCTCTTATCCGTTCTATGAAGGGAATGAGTGAAGCAGAAAAGATGAAGATTAAAGGTTCAGGTTTTTTTAAGACTTTGAAGAAATGGACTGGTGTAGGAAAAACTCAATTCTTAAAAGGTGCAAAGCAAATGGGTAAGGAAGCGGTTAAAGTTGGTGCTATGGCTGTTGGTGAAGCGGTTGGTGCTTATACAGGTAATCCTGTTGCTGGTGCTATGCTTGGTGCTTCGTTAGAAAAAGCAGGTTCTAAAATGGTAGATAGTATTCAACCATCAAAAGGAAAACTTGGAATAAAATTTGACCCTAAATCTGGTATTAGTGCTTTAAAAGATGATGCTAAAATGTATGCTATTGAAGCCGTTGATAGAGAAATTGATAAGTTACCTCCTGAATATAGAGGTGTAGCACAAGATGCACTTGCAGGTAAATATCCTGACGCTCAAAGTCTAATTTATGATGTCGCACAAAGAGGAGTTCTTTCTTCAAGTATGGGAGGAATGGGTATGCGTAGATTAAAGAAAGGAAAAGGAGCAACTCAATCTAAACCATTTAAACAAGCACTTAAAAATAATTTTGGTGGATTGGCTCTTACAAATTCTGTTACAGATAATATGAGCGTTGCTGAAGCAGAAAAGATGGGAGCAAGACTTAATGCTAATGTTAGACCAAGTATGATAGAAACTCCAAGTGATTATGGTTTCATGTCTCCTTATGCTCGTATGGATAGTCCTGCTATGAACCCTTTTATACCTACTACTTATTTACAAGAAGGAGGAACTGGCTCAGGATATGGTTGTATTTCTCAAAGTGAATATAATAAAATGATGGGTGCTGGTTTGTATTACGGAAGAGGATTGTATTAAAATAATTTTCTAACAATATAATATAAAATGCTTCAATCTGTTATAAACAATATGTTTAGCATAAATACTGAATTAAAAGTTCCTACTGAGATTAAGGGTGGTTGTAGTCCTTCATGTGTGACGATAAATGCAGTGAAAAATCCTGCTTATAAAAGTATTAATAGTTCGCAGACCATAAATGCTGTGGTAGATGTATCAAAAAAGTAAAATATGTATTTTCAGTAATAGATATTTTGCCGAATATTTAGGAGTTTTTTTCTCAATATAGAATATAAAATGTCTTTCAAACATTCCGTAGTCGTTCCTCGCTGTAATACCTGTAATGGTAAATTTTCTCCAAGAAGTAGAGTAGTTTGTGTTGAATGTAATTGTGTGGTTCATTACGATTGTGCTGTATATGAATGCGATGATGGTTTTGATATGTTATGTATAGATTGTTACAAAAATCAAAGAATTGAAAAAGCACTAAAGAATGATGGAATAATTGTAAAAGTGAAAGGAGATGATGATGTTAGAGCGTATATTGGTGCGAATTACTGGGACGATGAAGGAGGAGTAGCAAGAAAAATACAAGTTGTTGGTGATTATGATGATGAAGTTGAATGTGAAATAATAGATGAAAATGATGGTTGTAATTATTGTGGTTGGAGATGTGAATATCCAAATAGTCATATTAACTTTTGTGGTGGAGGAGGGTGTGAATATATTAGAAATAAATTTGATACATGGTTAGATGAAGAAGGTGAATTACAATATAAAGAAAAGAAAATAAATCCTGAGCCATTTGAGAGTAGTGATTTTGTAAAAACTACATCTAAGTTCCCTTCTAACTATGAATTTTGTAGAAATTGTAATTGTTAAAGCGACTGATTTTTAAAATAAAATCTTATATTATATTATAATATATGATTACAAACTTTGACATAGAGCAACTATCAAATAAACTTGACCTACCATTAATTGGTGTTGTTAATAAAGATAGACTTAATGATTTACCAAAGACTTTAGGTTCTTACTATATTAACATGCAAAATTTTGATGAAGGAGATGGGACGCACTGGGTCTATGCTCGTCTTTATAGTGATGATGATAGATTTGTTTATGACAGCGATAATGAAGATGATTATAAAGTTGTAAAGTGTTTATATTTTGACCCATTTGGATTAGATATGCCGAAAGAAGTTAGTGAATATTTTAAAGAATACAAACCAATAGCGTATAGTAAAAAACAAATACAGAATATTCGTAGCACTCAGTGTGGTTGGTATTGTGTTGCTTGTGACTATGAATTAACGCATAAACCTATTAATGGAAGTTATTTAGAAGATTATGAAGAATTTTTAAATCTTTGGAGTGACAATCCAGAAGAAAATTTGAAGTTATTGAAGGCGTATTTTAAACCACTATGACATAATAATAAGTTCTACTCCATTATCTAATACTTTGGTATAATATCTTTTACTTGGATTAGGTTCAGTTTGTCTAAATCTATAAAATTTATCTGTAACATCAATTTTATTGTATTTGTATTTGTGTTCCTTTAGCCAATTTTTAGCATACTCAATTGTGAAAGTCTTTGGTATTAAAACAGATTGAACTACCATAATTATAAGTTATATTTAGAAATTATTTTCTCAATATAGCATATACATGAATTATATTCTAACTAACGAGCAGGTTCAAGAATTAATTGCGAAGAAGATTATTAATCCATTTGTTCCAAAAGGTGAGAATGGTTATACTCCTATTTATGTTTTAAA